CTTGACCGCGTGGTTTGTTTACGCTGACGAGACAGACAGACACTCCGCGGGAGCTCCGTGCTGCTGCTCGCAGCGTAACCACGCTGTCAAGCCCCCGCAAGGGGGGGTTATAGGGGGGGAAAGAAAGCCCCCGCCAGTTGTGCTAGCGGGGGCTCGCAAGCAGCGTGCTTGCCTGTTCAGAATGGCAATTCGTCATTGTCTGCCGTCAATGCGCCTGCCTGCATCACTCGCAGTGCAACCACCTTCTCAAACGGCTTGCCTTCCTTGTCTACGCCTGCCTGCGTCGTGAGCTCGACAGTAGAGCCAACCGCAATCGGGTCGAGTGCAAGAACCTTGCGCTCGAAGACAGGGTAGATAGCACCTGTGTTCGTGGTGAGCCTGCCGTACGGGTTGCCTGCCTTGCTCTGCTTAACTTGCCAGCCTGCCACCTGGACTTGCTGCACCGTCGTGCCTGTCTGCGGTGATGGTGCCTGCAAGACTCGGCCTGCTGGTGCTGAATTGGTAACAACCTGTGCGCCGTCAATACGTGCAATGAGAGCCACCAAACTGGCTCGGATTTCTCCAACAGTCATGCGATTCCTTTCGTTGTAGCAAGCAAAGAGTCGAACGCGGCCTCCAAAGCCGCTACGCGGGCTTCCAGTGTTGAAATGGTGTGATTGGCGGCTCGGGCTTCCGGCGTATCTGCGAGCCTTCTAGCGGCTTTCAAATACTCGCCGAAGTGCACCTTTACTGCACGGCGAGCAAGCGGGTTAAGCCTGCCTTCTCCGCGGCTTGGCCGACCCCACTGCACGCAATCAGCAGGCATTGCAAATACGGTGCGGTCACGATTCGCGTGCAGGTTGTGCTCAAGCCTTGCGAGCGTGTGCGCGTCTGTCGGCGACATCCAACGGTTCTCTTCTTTCATTTCTTACCTTTCTACTTGTGGTTACTCGGGCTTGCCGTCAAGCGGAATTTCGGGAGGCTTGCCGTTTCGCAGTGCAAGGCACAGCGTTTCGAGCGCATTGATTCGCGATTGCGCTCGGCGAAGCAAGTCAGCAAGCTTGCGGTCACCTGCTTCGTTGACTTTGGCGGCCCACCACAGTTCATCGCTGATTGTGTGCGACTCGCTCGAGCGCTCAGCCGTGCGAAGCGATTGATGATGAAACGCGTAGCTGTGCTGCCAAACGTCACCCTGTTGGTTGTAGGCGCTGGTACGTGGGTCACGGTCAATGCTCATCGTGCCCCCTTTAGCTCTTTGCGTAGCCGTTCGATCTCAACTTTCGCGTTGTTATATTTTTTGACGTAGTCGCAGTGATCCTTTTCCGCTGCTGAGTAGTCGCGCCGCAGCCGTTCAATCTCGTCGGCGGCATTGTTTAGGTCTGACCGAACGACAGTTGCCCATCCATCGTCTATGAAAGCATTCGCGTACATGCGTAGCCGCGCCACGATGTCATCAGTCATCGTGCCCCCAATCCACAGCGCCTGCGAGTGCGGCGAACACCAGTACGAATAAAGCCCAGGTCATGCGCGTACCTCCAACGTTTGACCGCGCTTTTCCTCGCGGCGTAGGTACGCTTCAACCGCTCGGCGAGCGTGCGCGGCAAGACTATTGCCGTCCTTCGCCGCGAGCGCTCGCAAGCGTTCGTATTGCTCGAGGTTGACCCACACTGGTTGGCCTTTCAAGCGCTTACCCGCAGGCAGCGACTCGCTAGGCGTTTCTTCCGTTTCATTACCGTCCATGATGTGTGTCCTTTGCGGCTGAGCCGCGGTTGAGCCAACAGGCTAATACCTTCTTCGGCTCGCGTCAATGCTCAGCATTAGAACTCGTAGGGAATTTCTCATTAAGCGCTTCCCGACGTGCTGAGCAACCACACGGCTTGCCTGTGGTGCGCTCGACAGCCTGCACGGCACGCTTGATTCCAAGCAACCGCGCTGCAGCCTCTACAACGTCACCTAAGCCCCTCGGCCTGCCGCGGTAGTGTTCGCACACTTGGCACACGCCGTGGCTTGGGTGAGCCCCGTAGAGCGGCAGAGCGAGCGCAGACGTGCACTGGCCATGCTTCCAATTTTTACACGTACGTCCAGAATCCGGGTGCGCCGCTTTGCAATACGTCGTATTCATCAAGGCATGTTCCTATGGTTGCGATGCGGCCTGACCAATCGACAGAACCGCACGGGCCTTGCAACTCTGTGCGAAGCGTTTCCGGCCAACTTTCTGCAAACGTACCCATGGCTGAACCTACTGCAGACGGATCAATGCAATCTACGTCGTCAAGGCCTTCGGCGCATTCGCCCTCAGTAATAATTGCAAACGGGCCGACGTTTACCATGCTAGCTTCAAGGTTCGCGTAACAGGCGCCCGGCTCGCTCACAGGACCGCCAGTGCCGCAGAATTGTTGATTCTTACCGTAGAAACCGATAAACGCAACGTTGGAAAGGCTGTTGAGGCAAGCTACGTCGGTAGCGTATTGAAAGCGACCGCCGATGCAGCGAAGTGCAAACACTTGCTGCGTCGTGCAAGAGTCGCAATCGCCAGCCGTCAACAAGTCAACGTTGCAGTCAACCACGAAGTCACCGATTTCAATGGTGTGCACCAGTGCCGTTGCGCGTGATGGCCCGCTGCACACGTCAACTTTGCTGTTACAAGAAACCGTCAAGCAAGCACACGTGGTGCGAGTAAACGGGTAAGTAGCCGACATGTTGATGACTGGCGGGCAGTACGAGCCGCTGTCGTAATACTGCCGCACGTTCACGTAACCGCTGACTACGACGTCGAATCGAGCGCGATAGCAGCAACTCCCGCCGGCAACTTTCGTGGCAATGACTCGTTGATTGGGAACGATGTTGACCGAGATGTCGTACTCGCGGTAACGACAAGTGCAACCCGCCCCCGGTGCTGCCTTGTTGTAGGTGAAGGTGTACGAGAGATTGATGCCGTTCACGCGGTAACTGGTAGCGCAGGAACAAACGCTGCAAATCGTTGGTTCCCCGCAGCAGCAAGCGCGTTGCAAGCTCATTGCTCAGTCCAATCGTATTGCACCACGGTTTGGCCTTCAAGCTCTGCGGCGTCGATCCACCCAACGTCAACCATTTCATCGCCGTCAAGCATCGCCACTCGAACGCTGCCGTTGCCCTTGAGAATGAGCATCGGACTGTCGGGTGCGCGAACGTATTGCGGCCCGCACGCGTTCAGCGACGCGAGCACCGCCACCCACAACGCGTACCACGCGAGGCGCTGAAGCCCACTTGATGATCGAATCGAGCAAGGCACGAATGATTTCATAAATCACTTCGCGCCCGCTTGTTCGCTCGTCACGCTGTTGTCTCGAGCTGCGAGCAAACCGATACCCGCCATCACAGCCGCGGCCACCGCTCCCCAGTCAGGCAAAGTGAGCGGGTCGGCGTCGAACAAAGCGCCGACTGCGGTGCCGAGGGCGACAACGATTGCAGCGATTCCGGCGGTAGTAGTTCTCCAACTCATTTCATTCCTCTGAGGCGTTCAACCTCGGCTTCAAGGTATCGCACACGTTCGCTGAGCATCGCGATTGTTTCGCGAAGGCTGGCGATCGTGCCATGCAACCACGCGCTCGCCGTCAACACGGCGACGAATGGTGCGACGAGTTGTGCAAGCTCGGGAAAGGTCATGGTCAATTTCCTTCGGGCCCAAAATCGCCTTGATCCCAATGGCAGCAGAACAGAGAAACGCCACTTCCGCTTGCACCACGCACGGTAATGCTGTTGAAATCTACAACTCCGAGGTTGTGGCGGCCCGCGTCAAACCAGAACCAACCCGCGGTGGCGGCGCTTTGGCCTGCGCTGTTGATTCCAAGCATGAACGGGCTTGAGGAAGCAACGACAACGTTTTTCATTGGAGATTGTCCAGTCATGTCGCCACCAGTGGTCAGCGGAAGCCAATTGCCGCCTGGCCCATTCATAGACATCGCCGTTTGAAATCGTAGAGCCATTACGACACCCCCCGCGGGCCTTCATCCATTGGGCTAAACGACATGCAGTAGACGAAACCAGTCGATGCATTGTCGTTTCGTCGCACAATCACCGACGGGTAATGGCAGACGCCGAGATCCATCGTGCCAGCTGAGTCCACGTATACGTTGTTCACATCTGACGTGCCCCCTGCGGTTCCGAAACCAACGCGGAAAGCCTGCGCTGACGTTTGAGCGGTGTTGGTAACCTTGAGAATGACACGACGCATCGGGTCAACGCCTGTGGGAAGCGCTGGAAGCGCTGTCCACGCGCCGTCAAGGCCATTGATAGCGGTTGGTGTGTGAAAGATACAAGCCATAGGAAACCTCAATTAAGAGTGCGAATAAGGTAACCGGAGCACACGTGCACGAGCGTTCCAGTGTGCGTGATTTCAAGCGAGTAGTGCCATACGCTTTCGCTAGTGCTCACGATGTTGAGCGCTGAGTTTATTGCGGTAAGACTGAGCACGATTTGACCGCTGGTGCCTGGAGTTATCCCGCTTGCTTGCGTGAGCGTTACGTCTGCTGCTGCCGTCGGCGCGAGCCCGTTTCGCCAAATACGCATCGTTGCACCATCACCAGTCAAATTGTGGTTTGTGGTGCTGACTGTGTAGGTTCCGAGCGTTCCTGTAAACGTTTCCGGCGTTCCAGGCGCAAGCCCTGAATAAATGATGTTCTCTGTTCTCATGTGCAAGCCCCGTCGATTGCTTGAGTGTTGACGATCAGCCAACGCAACGTGCCGTTAAGTTGCCGCATCGGCGTCAACAGAACGTAGGTTCCGATTGCAATTGGTTGCGGAACGTAAGAGCCTGGAAGCCCGCCAGCTCCAACGCCGTAGGAATAGAACGGATGCCCGCTTCGGTTGCTCAACTCGCTGACGCTCAAAGCAGTTGCTTGCAAACCGCCCGTCTTGACGGTCACGCCTGTTGGCGTTGCGTTGTTCAAGATTGCTTCTGACCAAGAGTAAGTCCAGCGGTAGTACGTGGCGTCAAGCACGGCATAGTTGGTGATGACACCGAGAACAAACGTTCGCTGCTCATACGACGGACGAAACCGTGAAACGCGGTCAACGTCGCTTTGGTTGCGTTGCAGATTGAGTGAATCGTTGCGGTTCATGGTGAGCAGGGCCACCATCCGTTTTCCGCATAGGTTTGCAAAGCGGTATCTCCTGCGTAAATACTGTTGAAATTCGTTGCAGTGCGCGGCAGGCGAATCCACTTAACCTCGGACAATTGGCCGCCTGTAGTCATCTTCGGCCTGCCGTCGGCGTCGATTGTTGCCACCTGGGAGAAGTGAAAGAACTTGTCGTACAAGAACTCGAAGATGACTTCGTAGAACTCGCTGCCTTGTTCTTTCTCAATGTTGACGCCTTCGCAGATGAGCGAGTAGGCAGGAAACCCACAGAATGAAGCACTGTTCGTTGTGTTGCTGTAGTTCGTAAGCGACGTAGCTGCCGTAGTCACTGGCACAACGGATGCGTCCTGCGTTGCACGCAGGCGAATTCGTACTTGTCCGATTTGCACCGACTCGAAGCCATCAGCACCAGTAACCGACGTTCCACCGATATCGCCTGTTGTGTTGGCTGACGTAGTCGGTGGATTCGTAGTCCAACTGATGCGGTGCAACTTCAAGTTTCGTGACGCCGTCACAAACGAGAACTGCGCAGGCAGCATTGTGATTGGTGATTCGGTCGAGCACGGCGAGATGATGTACTTGGTGCGGAAACTGATTGATGCTTGCACGGCTTTGCCGTTTTCAAGCTGTTGCACCTGAATGCTGCGAGCTCGGCAGAATTGTTGCCAGGAACTACCAACGCCGTATTCGTCAAAGTCAATGATCGGCAAAGCGCCGTCGGTAATCATCGCTTCGTACTCGGTAACAGGATTAAGCGCCGAGTCATCAATCTTTGTGATGATGCGCACAAGATTGATTTCGCTCTCGCCACCAAGCGCAACGGCTCGTTGATCAAGAACGCGGTCAGTCCATTGGTAAACGCTTCCGGTTCCGCTCATGATGTCACCTGCACAAGTTTGGTTAGCAATGCACTGTTTTGAATCATCCACGCACCAATTGCGTCAGCCATTCCACCGCGGCCTTCGGCCATGTCAATGCGCGATTGTTCGTTCATACGTTGCTTGATTTGAGCAGCGCCAGCTTCGTTTGCAACGCTAAGCGCCATTTCGTTTCGGATTTGCTCAAGCGATTTGCCGCTTAAGAAAGCGCCAATCCCCGCGCCTGCGATTGTTCCACCTTCGCTCATTTGCTGAGCCCATGCGACGGCACCGCCTGCGCGGCCTGTCTGCGCATCGGCACTGGCGGCAATGAGCGATTTAAGAAAGCCACCACGCTCAGCCTCTTTGGCTTGCTTCTCCAATATTGCGAGCCGTTCGAGAATCACGCTGTTTGCAGCGATTGTCTGCTCACCAGTTTCCTTGAACTTGGCGAGCGCATCGCCAGCGCCCTTGGTTGCGGTTGATAGCGCGTCCATGATTGCGCCTGCGGCAATGATCGGTGACAGAGCGCCGGCAATGCCTACGCCTGCGGTACCCATAGCGCCGACAGCGCCACCGATAGCACCAAAGCCACCGATACCGAGCGCTGATTGACCAGCTGCCTTGAAGACGCCTGCTGCCGCAGATGGCGCAGGCTTCTGCATGCGCTGTGCGCTCGCTCGCATCTTGCGCTCGGCGTCCTTAAGTCCTTTGTCTACGCCCTCGGTTGTGACGACGACAGGAACATTGACTTTTGGCAGACTAGGCACGTGCGGCCCCCTCGCTGAATGCGGTGCGTACTGCGTCTTCCACGTATTGCACGACTCGACTTTGATGCCGTTGGCCTGCTCGCGTGATGTACAGCCTGCGGTAGATGCGAGCTCCGAGCGTGGCGCTTTGTTTCTTCATGCCGCTTCGCCAGCCGCGATTCTGTGAGAAAGGCACAATGCGAGCGTTGCGGTTGCCCTTCCAATTTCGCACCAGTTTCGGTGCAGGCTTCGGCCCAAGCGTGCCGTTTGTAACCACTAAACCCTTGCGCACGGGTCGCCAACCGCCGTCGTACAAGTGCGAGCGCCGACCAACGCGGTTGCCGTCTTTGCGCACGCCGACACCGCACCAAATTCGGCCTTTCTTGTAGGTCTTTGTCTTTACGGCAATGTCACGCTTGGTGCGCTTCGCTTTCGGAAGCGCCAAACTCTTGATTGTTCGCTTGACGGCGTTGCCCCAATCGCGTAGGCCCTGCCGCACGATTTTTCGGCGCACGTTTTTCGGGAGTTCCTGCGCAAGCGCTGTGATGCGCTTTAAGTCCGCTTCCGACGGTCGGAACTGGATTCGCCATTGCACGCTTCCTGTTGTCGAGCTCACGTCGTATGCCCTCCCAATCAGGAATATCAAGCGCAACGTTCAGTAAGCAAACGCTGACAGCATCAAGACTGGTGCTCGAAAGTTTGACCGCTGCAAGTAGCACCCGACGTGCAGCGTCAGTTAGTCCCGGCCTTCCGCATAAAGCGGCTCGACAAGCGCAGCGATTCGCTGCACGGTGAATGCGTCACAAGCAAGCACAGCATCTACAGACTCAAACAGTGGTTCTCCGTTTTCGATGACATGCCGAGCCACCATCCACGCTTGCAAGCGTTCAGGCGTCTTTGCAGAGACTTCGAGCGCTTCGATGAGGTCAAGCGCAGACGGTCTGCGCAATTCAACAGCGGTGCCGTCGGCGAGCTCGCGGCGCACGTTCTTCAAAGTCAGTGCGTCACGAATGCTCATCCGACGGTCACCGCGCCTGTAAATTGCAGCGTGAAATTCGCGCGGATAACTTCGTTCGTTGACGCCGTAGCGCTGAAAGATTGCACGAATGCTTGACCGCTGTAGCTCATGCCAGTCGACAACGTAAGCACGACAGCAGATGAACTAGCACCAGTGTCGATAGCGGTTTCCACCGCTGCCATGCCTGCATCGCCTTGATCGTAGAACATATCAACCGTAGCCGTGAATCCGCGATTTCCTACGATGTAGGTGCGCTCGCCAGTTGCAATGTCGGTCGTATCAATCATTGTTTGATCGACATTGACTGTGACTGTTCCAAGGCCTGCGCAAGCTTGCCCGCCAAACGTGAGCGCTGCAAGTGCTGATGATTTCGCTGCCATTTAAATCTCCCTGTAGTAAATGTCGATTTCGCAGTTTACTTCCGCTGGTTCTTGCTCGTCGCCCTCGCCGACGGATGCGGCGTCAGCAGTTCGACCACGGAAAATCACCGCGTCGAATGCGTAAGAACCAAACAAGTAGGAACCAGTGACGCAAGCAGCAGGAACGTCAGCAGCAATCGTGAGCGCCGTACCCGTTTCGACTGCAACAACTTTGACTTGAGCTGACGCTTGCCAGTGCCCGCTCACGGCGCTGCGTTCATTGTTCGTGATTTCAAACGTGATCGCAGGCAGGCCACTGTTTTGCAATCGGTACCCGTGCGTGATGGGGTAGATTTTCAGCGCTGCGCTTGCGTTCAGCATTTCGCGTGTTGCGGCTTCGATGCTCATACAACCTCCTCACACTCAAGCACGGCAACCATGTCGGCTTCGTCAAGGTTCGTGATGCCGAGGATGCGAAACGTTCGACCGCGCACCGTAAGCCGATACGTTTCGTTGATTCCCCAATCTTGCAACGAATTCCAACGGCATCGAATTTCCGCACGGCGCACTACAGCGACGCCGTCAGCGTATTGCTGCTCGTTGGCGCTGTCGGTTCGCAAGTCAACCCACAATGACGGGTTGCCATTTCTCGTCTTGTTTATGTCAATAAATGCGCCGG